AGGGAAACTTCGTAAAGCCAAATTGTAAGATGTGATCGGCAATGAGTTTTAAAGGCAACTGGACACCCAAATCACACTCTCTTTTCTTTTTGACCATTTTTTATACTTTATTTAATTTATAACTATTGTTTAAAAACGTCGTGGAAAAAACATAGACTTTTATGAGGAGAGATAATATATTTTGTATTATTTCTCTTATATTTTTGGAAAGGAGGGCTCGTTTGTGGCAAAACTTGAAAGTAAATTTCAGAAGGATCTCATCGACGAGATTAAAGCACAATATCCCGGCTGCGTGGCCATTAAGAATGACTCGAGTTATATTCAAGGCTTCCCAGATTGGACAATACTTTACAAGGACAAATGGGCCGTCCTTGAAGCTAAGCGTGATGCGAAGGCTAAGCATCAGCCTAACCAAGACCATTACGTTGAGCAACTTGATGATATGTCTTTTTCGCGATTTATATATCCAGAAAACAAAGATCAGGTTTTAGCTGACTTACGCAAGATTTTCGAACCAGTATAAATTTGAAGGAGAGGACATATTTATGCAGTTTACACCACATCGCAATCTAGCAGGGTTGCATGCACCATTTAGTCCGTCGCAATCCGCTTGGTTGAGATATGACGATGACAAAGCAACCGAAGTATATTTGAATAGGAAAGCAGCTGAGCACGGAACTAGACTTCATGCATGGGCTGCTGAAACTATCAATCTCGGAATCAAACAACCTAAGTCCAAGAAAACCCTTTATGCGTATGTGAACGACGCTATTGGTTTTAAGATGGAGCCTGAGGTTGTTTTGTTTTATTCTGAAAGATTCTTTGGTACTGCGGACACTATTAGTTTCCGTGATAATACTTTGAGAATCCATGACCTTAAGACTGGTACTGTAGGAAAAATAGAATCCCACATCGAGCAGCTGGAAGTCTATGCTGCTCTTTTCTGTTTGGAATACAAAATCAAACCTAGCATGATCACCATCGAACTTCGTGTTTATAAGAAGGATGATGTTGTGTGTCATCAACCCGCACCCGAAGATATTGTCGCGATCATGGAGAAGATCATCCATCTCGACAAACTGTTAGAAAGAATCGAAAGTGAGGACGCGTAATAATGAGCACTATTGCAGAAGAAATCTTAATGCATTACGGCGTCCCGCGCCGTTCTGGCAGGTATCCTTGGGGATCGGGTGAAGATCCTTATCAGCATGGCCGAGATCTCATCGGTCGTATCGACGAACTCAAGAGCAAGGGTTGGGTCGAGAATGCTGAGAATGTTCGTAAAGAATTCGGCATGGGACTTAAAGAGTATCGTGAAGAGAAATCCAAGGCCCGTTATGAGCGAAGACTGCTTGATGTCGCAAGAGCTAAGTCTTTGAAAGAAGATGGCCTGACCGATACCCAGATTGGTAAGATCATGGGTAAGAATGAATCTTCCATTCGCTCTCTGCTCAATTCCAAATCCGAAGCTCGAATGAATGCTGCTCGAGAGACTGCTGACTTCATTAAAAGTATGATCGACTCGAAGGGTATGATCGATGTCGGCGCTGACGTTGAGCGTGAGCTCGGTATCTCTAAGGAGAAACTTAATCAGGCTCTGTCTATGCTGAAGGATGAAGGTTATCCTGTATATTCTGGTCGATTCGAACAGGTTACTAACAGAGGTAACTGGACCACCCAGAAAGTTATTTGTCCCCCTGGTACTCCTTACAAGGATATTTACCAGCTCGACAAAGTTCATGCTTTGAATGAGGACAACTACACTTCCCATGATGGCGGCCAGACTTTCCAGAAGTTCGTCTATCCTGCTAGTATGGATTCCAAGCGTCTCCAGATTCGCTATAAAGAAGATGGTGGCGAAGACAAGGATGGTATCGTAGAACTTCGTAGAGGTGTTCCTGATCTGTCTCTTGGCGACTCCAAGTATTCTCAGGTTCGTATCCTTGTTGACAATGATAGATACATCAAAGGTATGGCTGTCTATTCTGACGACATGCCCGATGGTGTTGATGTCATCTTTAATACCAACAAGTCTAAGGATGTTCCTATGCGAAAGGTTCTTAAGGAGATCAAGAAAGATCCCGATAATCCTTTCGGTTCCTTGATCAAAGCTAATGGTCAGAGCTATTACACCGATGAAGATGGTAACCAGAAACTGTCGCTGATCAATAAGCGAGCAGACGAAGGTGACTGGGATGAATGGGCTGACGCTCTGCCTTCTCAGTTCCTCGGTAAGCAGTCTCTTAACATGGCTAAGAAGCAGCTTAATCTGGCTAAAGCGGATAAGTTGGAAGAGTATGAAGCTATCTGCTCTCTTAACAATCCTACTGTCAAGAAACATTATCTTCAGTCCTTCGCTGAAGACTGTGACGCTGCAGCTGTGCATCTTAAGGCTGCCGCTCTTCCCGGTCAGAAGTATCATGTTATCATCCCTGTCAACTCTTTGAAGGATGATCAGATCTATGCTCCTGGTTATGATGAGGGAACCAAGCTTGCTCTGATTCGTTATCCTCATGGTGGTACATTTGAGATTCCTATCTTGACTGTTACCCATAAGAATGCTAATGCGAAGAAGATCATCGGTCCTGACTCTATCGATGCAGTCGGTATCACTAAGAAAGTCGCCGACCAGCTGTCTGGCGCCGACTTTGATGGTGACACTGTCATGTGTATTCCTACCCACGATCCCGCAGGTAAGGTTAAGATCGCTCGTCGTGATCCTTTGAAGGGTCTTGAAGGTTTCGATCCTAAGATGGAATACCCTGAAGCCTTGGGTATGAAGTATATGACTAAGCGTGGTACTCAGAAAGAGATGGGTGTCATCTCTAACCTCATCACTGACATGACTCTTGCTGGCGCCAACGACGAAGAACTTGCTGCTGCAGTCCGTCATAGTATGGTAGTCATCGATGCTCATAAACATAAGCTGGACTATAAGCGGAGTGAGCAGGAGAATAATATCTCCGCACTCAAGGCTAAGTACCAGCGCACTGTTGATGAGGAGGGTAATGTAAAGATTGGTGGTGCTTCCACTATCTTGTCCCGAGCCAAGGGCGAACAGTCTGTGGTTAAGCGTCAAGGTACTCCCAAGATTAACATCAAAGGAACACCTGACTATGATCCGACTCGACCTGAAGGCGCACTCATCTATAAGAAGGCCGATGATGCAGACTACGTAGTCCCCAAGGTAAATAGGAAGACCGGCGAAGTTACTATGATAACTAAAACTCGCACTCAACCTAGTACCAAAATGGCGGAGACTGACGATGCTATGACCCTGGTATCGGATGCCCAGTGGGATATGGAGATAGTATACGCCAATTATGCCAACAGTATGAAGGCCCTGGCTAACAAGGCCCGGGTGGAGTATACTAAGACCGGTAAAATAGCCACATCCCAGACGGCTAAGAAGCTGTACCAGGAGGAGGTACGCTCCCTGGAAGAGAAGCTGGACAAGGCTAAGATGAACTCCCCCCGTGAACGTGCAGCACAACGTATGGCTAATGCGACAGTTCAAGCTAAAAAGGCAGCTGATCCTGATATGACTAATGAGGATGTCAAGAAAGAGAGTCAGCGTGCACTTACTGCAGCTAGAGCATCCGTTAGTGCCATAGCCAGAAGAGACCGTAATATAACCATCACTGATAGAGAATGGGAAGCTATTCAGGCTGGCGCTATTAGTGAAAGTAAGCTCATACAGATACTTAACAACACTGATGCTGATTCTTTAAGACAGCGCGCTATGCCTAAAGCTACTACAAACCTTACTGAGGCTAAGATTAGTAAGATTAAGAGTATGAATGCTTCTAACTATAGCATTGCTGAGATTGCTAATCAGCTTGGTGTCTCGACTTCGACAGTATCGAAATACTTGAAAGGAGTGTGATTGTTGAATGGCAAAAGCTTTCATGTTGTCTACTATTGACAATCCTTATGATCCGTTCGAACAATTCACTTCTTGGTTGTTGTTCGATAAAGAAAAAGGTTACAATTCAAGCGAAAGATTAGATCGAATTGCTAAAGTCACTGATGATATGACTGACAAAGAGATTAATGAAGAGCTTGAGCGAGCAATTGATGAGATCATTAAACATGATTTCATGAATATCTTTATTAAAGTTCAAGGTGAAGACTGAGAGCCTATGAAAAGCGATGTACATAAGGGAGGGGGTCCTAAAAAATACACCCCCTCCTAGCAT